TATCAAGCGAGCATAATTTAAAATTGTATTATATTTAATTAATATAGGTCATTCTATATTAATTAACTGCATGGTGTTACTGCATGGTGTTACTACATTACGAGCATAAATAACTTATGAATTGTATTATCAGAATAATACTAACAATGAGTCCAAAATAATTTAGAAAAATAATTTTATTGGGTATAATTGTTAATATTTCGGAGTCAGCTAACATGATTAGTTATAGTTTGATATGTTTATGTATTAATATTTTCTATATATTTTCTAAGTGTACTATTTTCTTCAAGTAATTCGGCATTCTTAAGCTCTAAATTTTTTATAATATCATGTAATTCATCTATCTGGGAAGCTAAATTGTCTTCTTTAGAAATAAATTTCCAAAATACAGTTTCAAAAATAGGTTCATCGCTTGCAGTAGAATTTTCCGTTACATCGCCGTCATTATAATGGTATCGTTGAACAGACCATTGCATCTGGCCATTTGATAACTTTACATATTTTGGGTGTATAGCTTCTAATATGCCCCCCAATCTAAAAACCTGTTTACGAACAGAATCCTTGTTTAATGTCACGTATCTCACATGGCTTTTCAAGGGAACATCCTCAATACTATCTACTCTTTCATAATCTTCTAATTTTTCCAACATGTCTTTTTTATTTTGTAAACTATCTTGATAGGTCCCCCCCTCGGGTCTTATGTAATTCATTGTAGATAAAGTTGGTAAATTAGATACCTGTTGTAACTGTGTTAATTGTGATAAACTTATACTCATTTCTATTTTATATATAATAAATATTTTTATATAGTTATCATCTATGATAGTCTTCTAGTTTTATGAAACGAAATATACTATATACAATTTGCTATGGATTATCTATATTTTATTATTTTAATTATAAATACTTGCATTATTACAAACAATTCTTTTTACGAAAACCCGTGTAATGTTATTAAAAATAAAATATACTTATAATATAAAATGGGTTTAGGTTATCTAATATTAGCAACTAAAAGTGAACAAGATAAATATTTGACTGGCAATCCCCAGTTCACATATTTCAAGTCTGTCTATAAAAAACACACCAATTTTGCTACCGATTTTCAATTTGTAAGTTTAATTGGCGATTCTAGTAATACATTAGGGAAAAAGGTATATATAGAAATTCCGAAAAATGGAGATTTATTACATCGTGCATACATATGCGTTGATGTAAGCACTACTACTTCTAACGGGTTGGCCGATGTTAATCCTTTGGGCTATTCATTAATTGAATATGTAGATTTAATAATAGGAGGACAACAAGTAGACCGTCATTACGGAACCTGGTTACAAATATGGCATGAATTAAATGTCCCATACGAAAAACAAGTAGCCTTATCTCAGATGGTAAGCACACAGAATATTGATGAATCTGTAACATCTAAAACATTATACATTCCACTTCGTTTTTGGTTTAATAATAATGTTGGAGCTGCCTTACCATTATTGGCACTGCAATACAATGATGTTAAATTCGAAATAAAATTTAAATCATCTAGTGACGTAAATGTGTATTCACATCACGGTAATCATTTTAACGATCCTGATACAGCGACTAATCTCATAAACGATACCGAGTTTAAAGTCAATCAAGTTAGGTTATTATGTGAATATATCCATTTAGATAAAGACGAACGACGACTATTCATGTCGAATAGTCACGAATACTTAATCACACAGGTTCAGACCAGTCTAACGAATCCCGTCAATTTATATCCAACCGTGGTCGCCGCCGATTTTAAAAAAATACATCATAAATGCGACCTGCGATTTAACCACCCGGTTAAAGAGTTGGTATGGACGTTTCAAGATAGTAATGCACGTATTAAAATGAATGCGAATGCTGTTGCCACGGGTGATTATTATAACAAAGGTATTCTCAGTTATAATTATTGGAATGGATATAAAGTAGGAAACGATCAGATGATTGGAGCCTCTCTCGTTTTAAATGGCAAAGAAATAACTGAAGAATTACCGCCGTCATTTTATCGAAATATTCAACAATATCAATATCATTCTGGTACAAAATTAAAATCTATTATAGATAATACTGATGTTGCGAATAAACCTGATACAAAATATATATCTTATCAAAATGGAACAGGACTATATTCATATTCATTTTGTCTCTCTCCAGAGGAATCACAGCCATCGGGTTCTTTAAATTTTTCTAATTTAGAAATGGCTCAACTTAAATATCGCTTAGATGTGGCGGAGGCGGGGACGACGGCGCGCACAGATGATGCGATAACCGTGACCGCAGTAATTACATCTAATGTTACAGACAGAGCCGATGTTAGTGACACGATAGATGGTATTAGTTTGGGAGATGGAAATAACTATCTATTAGCTGGACAGACAGATAAAAAAGAAAATGGCATCTATACATATGCTACGGGGGCGTCAAATACATTTACGAGGCATACCAACTTCAACGCCGACGCCCATTTTATCAATACTGGGGGAGGTGTCAAGACAGCTGAGATATATAAAGTGGATGTGGAGACTGGGGGAAAAACATTTACAATGGGTGTGAAAACAGCAGATTTACCAGATTGGACTACATTAGACACCCACCCTATAACAGTAACCGATTCTACCTTCAAATTACAAAGTAAAGTATTAACAATATATGCTGTCAATTACAATATACTACGAGTAATGAGTGGTATGGCTTCTTTATTATTTAGTTCATAAACTATCCGATTTTATTATAATTAAAAAATATCTATTTATAATAAAATGTCAAACGCAAGAATTATGTTACAGGCTACTGGAGAACAAGATTCATTTCTAACGACTGGTGCAAAACACACTCTATTCAAAGAGTATCATCGCCGACATGCCTTATTCGGCTTAGACTGGAATATAATTAATTTAAATTACAATAATACTACAGACGGCTTTATCACTGCGGGGTCCAAACATTATTTTAGAATTGATAACAACGGTGATCTGATAAATGAAATATATCTTAGATTGAAGATTAAAAAAGATGATGCTAAGTGGGGAGCTGGCGATTGGAATTATGAAACCATATTTAAAATACTCGATTCTGTTGAATTCATGTGTAATGATAAACAGATTAGTACATTCACAAGCGATTACATGTTTTCCTATTTTGAATTAAATTACACGGAATCCGACAAGAGAAATTTGGTGGATATGACATCATATGCCAAAGTATCTGATAATGGCGATGGAACCTCAGAAGAACATGTATATTTAACAATACCAATCCCGCTATGGTTTCACAAAAACCCTGGATCGGCCTTTCCGATGTGGGCATTAAACAATCCGAATATTGGAATCAATGTTGGTATAAAATCGCCCTTACCAGGGGGTGGACACATAAATGATATAGAAATTTTAACGAATTTTTCTCAGATATCATCCGATGAAAAGTTGCAATTTGCGAACAAGCCATTAGAATATTTAATTGAAACCCCTGAATATGTTAATAATATTACTATAGAGGGAACTACGGCGACAACTAAGAAACTATCTGTCCTTAAAACGCACTTTATCAAATATTTCTTTTGGAATATTAAAAAAGATGATAGCACGTTTACCTATTTAGACCATCTTACTTCAGCCTCGCTGCTTGTTGACGGTAATCCTATTGTTGATAACGCCCCTGGTAGTTTTTTTAATCAATTAAACAGATACGCACATTTTAATTCGGGATCTACATTAAGCACGTCTAGTGGGTCCGTTGATGAAAACAAATTAAATCCTATATACACATACTCTTTTGCATTGACGCCGACCGTGCCGAAACTATCCGGATTTGTTACAAGTGAAAAATTTAACAACGTCTCTCTTGAATTTAATATTAAATCTGGAACTGCTAACAGGGAATTGAATATTTACCTTGTAAAACACAATGTCATTAGGATTAATGATGGGCATCTTAATATATTATATAATTAATCTGGGTAATCTAAGTAATTGCGTAATCTATTTAACGTTAATTAAATGTTTAATTAATTAAGGAATTAATCACTAAAATCGAAATTAAAATATTGTTATATATTATAAAATAAATGGGAGGTGGATTAATGCAACTCGTAGCCTATGGCGCACAAGACATATATTTAAGCGGTAACCCTCAGATTACCTTCTTCAAGGTAGTCTACCGCAGACACACTAACTTCGCTGTTGAATCAATTGAACAGACCTTCAATGGATCGGCCGCCGACAATTCTAAAATATCTGTCACCGTATCTAGAAATGGTGATTTACTTTCACAAGTATGGATCGCGGTAACTGCCAACGGGTCACGAACTCTCGCTGAAGCTTGGGCCGCTATTGATAATGTAGAAGTAGAAATCGGTGGCCAAGTTATTGACAAGCAATATGGTCATTGGATGAAAATATGGACCGACTTAACTCATCCCTCTGATAAAGCCACTTTATTAGATAATTCTCTTAAGGCAGATAATGCCGATGATGTCAGCTATCTACCACTCCAATTCTGGTTCTGTAGAAACCCTGGACTTGCCTTGCCTCTAATTGCTCTTCAATACCATGAGGTAAAACTTAACATCACTTTTGGAACTATCACCGCCAAGAAATCAGTAGCCGTTTGGTGTGATTACGTTTTCCTTGACACAGATGAACGCCGTCGTTTCGCCCAAGTCTCACACGAATACCTCATTGAACAAGTTCAATATTCTAATAAACTTACTCTTGATGGCGCCAACGGTCAACACGAGCTCAGATTCAACCATCCGGTAAAAGAACTCGTATGGACTGTTAACAAGGATACCGGAGCAGACATCGCCGTCGCAGACGCCCTTTTACAACTTAATGGTCATGACCGTTTCAAACGTAGAGATGGTAAATACTTTACTAAAGTTCAAAGATACCAACATCACTCGGGTAGTGGTGATTCCGACAACAGCCTGCCCCATGTCTACTCTTTCGCCCTCAAACCCGAAGAGCACCAACCCAGTGGCACCTGTAACTTCTCTAGAATCGATAACGCTGTTCTTAACCTTAACTACGGCATCGGTACGGCCGATACCCTCAAAGTCTACGCTGTAAACTACAACGTC